CCTTTGAAAAATGCACAGGATTTCACACAAAAGGGGGATTTTTGAAGAAAGATGGGATGTTTTAAATGAAAATGAAAGAATTAGAAAATATTTTGAAAAAGATACCAATTGAAAAAATGGATGAAGCTACTCTAATAAGTAATGAGATGAGATTCATATTAGCAACAATAGAGGAATTGAAGAAAGATATACAAGAAAAAGGAGCAGTAGAACATTTTATCAATGGTAAACAGGATTTCTTAAGAGAAAGTCCTGCATTAGCAAGTTATAACAAATTAATGAAAACATATGACACATTTTATAAGAATCTGATGAATCTAGTTCCAAAAGAAGAAATAGATAACAATGATAACTTTGATTCCTTCATAGATGAATAATGTATATAGAACAATATAACAAATGGATTGAAGATAATCCTGACAAAGTATGTAATAAGATAAAAAAGATATATAAGAAACTATTAGAAGATACCAAGAAAGAAAAAGAGGTGTCTTTTTTAAATGTAGCAACAGGAGAAGTAGAAAGACATATATATCGATTTGATGAGGACAAAGGCAATAGACCAATAAAGTTTATAGAAAAATTTATAAAGCAGTCGAAAGGAAAATGGAATGGGAAACCATTAAAGTTAGAACTATTTCAAAAAGCAATGATAGAATCCGCATTTGGATTTGTAGATGAAAGAGGACATAGAAAATATAGAAAAGTAATATTCTTTGTAGCAAGAAAGAATGGTAAGAGTGTTTTAGATAGTGCAATAGCAACATATATGTTAACTGCCGACCATGAAGGTGGAGCGGAAATATATTCAGTAGCAACAAAGAAAGAACAATCAAAGATAGTATGGGAAGAAAGCAAAAGGATGATAAGAAAAAGTCCAGAACTTGCTAAAAGAATAAGATGTCTAGTAGGTGGAATATACTTCGACCAAAAGGACTCTTATTTTAGAGCATTAGCAAGTGATAGTAATTCATTAGATGGATTAAATAGTCATTTAGTAATATGTGATGAAGTCCATGCTTGGAAGGATAAGAACTTGTTGGATGTTATGTATGATTCAATGAGTGCAAGAGAACAACCAATGTTACTTGAAACTTCTACAATGGGAACAATAAGACAAAATGTATTTGATCTGGAATATGATTATGCAAGTCAAGTAATAGATGGAACAATAGAAGATGAAACATTGTTACCAATCATTTATGAATTAGATGATGAAAAAGAGTGGACTAATGAAGCTAGTTGGTATAAATCAAATCCTGCATTAGGAACAATAAAAGGATTAAAAGATTTAAGAGATAAAGTAGAAAGAGCAAAAGCAAATCCAATAGAGTTAGTTAATTTATTATGTAAGGATTTCAATATAAGACAAAATGGAATCAATGCTTGGTTAACATTTGAAGAATTAAATAATGAAGAAAAATATAGTGAATGGAAAGATTGCTATACCATTGGGGGAGTCGATTTATCTTCTACAACTGACCTAACATGTGCAAGTATTCTAGGAGTAGTAAAAGGAAAAATAAGAGTAAAGCAAATGTATTGGATTCCAACTAACTTTTTAGAAAGGAAAATTACTGAAGATAAAATTCCATATGATAAGTGGATAAAACTAGGATTAATGAGATTAAGTGGAGATTCTAAAATAGACTATCATGATGTAACAAAGTGGTTTTTAGAGCAAGTTCAAGAAAATGACTTAAGACCATTATGGGTAGGTTATGATAGTTGGAATGCTCAATTTTGGTGTGATGAAATGATAGAGCAAGGGTTCGATATGGTTGAAGTAAGGCAAGGTTACAAGACTGAATCTGCACCATTAAAACAAATGAAAGCAGATTTAATAGATAAAAAGATAAATTATAACAATAATCCAATACTAAAGTGGAATCTATCAAATGTAGTAGTAAAGATGGATGATAATGAAAACATAATGTTATCTAAAGAGAAAGCTAAACAAAGAATAGATGGTGTAGCAAGTCTAATGGATGCTTATGTAATTTATATAAATAAACAACAGGAATATTTGAATTATATTAATGAGGAGGTTAATTGATGGAAAGAAGAAGTTTATTAGGAAGAATATTTGGAACTGAAAAGAATACATCAGAACCATCAACAAGTGAACAAATAGAAATAATAGAAGGACAAAAAGCACATTTTACTCCCTATAAAGGAGATTTTCATGAAGATGCCGATGTATTAGCTTGTGTAGACACAATAGCAAGAAATGGAGCAAAGATGCATCCAAGACATATAAGAAACTTCAAAGGCACAATGGAGAATGTAAAAGGAAATTTATATAAATTATTAACAAAGCAACCTAATGAAATACAAAATGCTTATAAGTTTTATTATCAAGTAATAGCAGATTTAGAACTATACAACAATTCATTAGTATATATTCAAAGAGATGCTAATTTAAAAGTATTAGGATTATATCCATTAGAGTATAGTGAAATAAAACTATATGAGTATAAAGATAAGATATGGATTAAATTCAGATTTGGTAGAGGAAAAGAGAGATTTGTTCCATATGATGATTGTATTCACTTAACAAGATTCATAGGTAAAGATGGAATCTTTGGTGGTAATAGTGAACCATTAATAAAAGTATTAGATATAAAACATGTATTAGATGAAGGAATAGTAAATGCTATAAAGACTACACAAAGTATAAAAGGTATCTTAAAGTCAACAAAAGCAATGCTTAAACCTGAAGATGTTAAGAAGATGAGAGACCAATTTGTAAAAGACTTTATAGATTATCATAGAAACAAATCTGGAATAGGTGGATTAGATGCAACAACTGATTTTACACCTGTAAAAATAGAACCACAAACTGCAACTGATGAACAAATTAAAATGTATAATGAAAAAGTTTTAAAATACTTTGGAATAAATGAAAATATAATCCAATCTAAATATAGTGAAGATGAATGGAATGCATTCTATGAAAGTGTATTAGAACCTATAGGACTACAAATGAGTTTAGAATTTAGTAATAAACTATTTACACCAACTGAAAAGAACTTTGGAAATGAAATAATATTTGAATCTAATAGGTTACAATATGCATCTAATAAAACAAAGATAGAGTTAGTAAGATATGCATCTAACATAATGACAATAAATGAACAAAGAGAAGTATTTAATTTAGCACCAATAGAAGGTGGAGATGTCTTTATGATAGACCAAAATCATACAATAAATGAAGAAGTAGGAGATGAAGTAGATGAAGGAAATTAGAAAGTTAGATATGCAATTTAGAGCAACTGAAGATAATGACAAAATGGAAATCAAAGGATATGCAGTAGTATTCAATAGTCCTGAAACATACTCTTATACTGAAGTAATAGATGAACATGCTCTAGATGATGCCGATATGAGTGATGTTGTATTAAGATACAATCATAATGATTCATTTATGGTATTAGCAAGAACAAGAAATAAGTCATTGAACTTAAGTGTAGATGAAAAAGGACTAATGATAGATGCTAAATTACAAGATGATATTTCAGATCATAAGAATATATATAATGCAATAAAGAGTGGATTGATAGATAAACAATCATTTGCATTTAGTGTAGATGAAGATGAGTATGACTATGATACTGATACAAGAACAATCAAAAAGATTGGAAAACTATATGATGTATCAGTAGTAGACCAACCATTTTATAATGCAACTGATGTATCAGTAGCAAGAAGTGAAAATGATGAGTTCTTAACAAAGAGAAAAGAGTTAAGAGAAAAACATGAAAAGCAATTAGAAGAAGAAAAAAGACAAGAAGAACTAAAGAAAGCAAAAGAAGAATTGCTAAAGAAATTAGGTTAAACAATGAATGGAAAGTAGTTGGAATGACTGCTTTTTTGTTTGGTGGAATACTAAACTAAATTGTTTTAATAAAGTCTGGAATGGACATAATGGGAGTTATCCCTTAAATAACAAAAACTAAAAGGAGGCAAATTAAATGTCAAGAAAAGAAGAAATAGAAGCAAGAAAACTTGAATTAAGAGAAGAAATAGAGTCTGCGGAAAATACTGAAAAAGTAGAAGAACTTAATGAAGAAGTTGATGCTCTAAAAGAAGAAGAACAACAACTAGAAGCACAAGAAGAAAATGAAGAAACTGCACAAGAACTAGAAGAAAAGAAAGTCAATGCTAAAGAAATAGTTAAGGAGGAAAGAAAAATGACTGAAGAAATTAGAAATTCAAAAGAATATATTGATGCTTATGCAGAATATATTAAAACAGGAGAAGAAAGAGAATTAAGAAGTTTACTAACTGAAAATGTTAATGGAGATGTTGCTATCCCTGAAATGGTATATGACATTGTTAAAACTGCTTGGGAAAAATCTGACATTATGTCATTAGTAACAAAAGTAAATGTAAAAGGAAATTTAAAAGTTAATTTTGAATTAACTGCAGGAGAAGCTACTATTCATACTGAAGGTAGTGAAACATCAGTTCCTGAAGAAGAATTAACATTAGGAATTGTTGAATTAAAACCACAATCAATCAAAAAATGGATTGGTATAAGTGATGAAGTATATGATATGAGAGGACAAGCATTCTTAAATTATATCTATGATGAATTAACTCAAAAGATAGTTAAGAAAGCAACTGATGAATTAATTAGAATAATTGCTAACTTACCTGCAACTGCAACTGCATCAAGTGTAAGTGCTAATGCAGTAGCATCTGCACCTGCTCTAGGAACTATTGCCGAAGCAATTGCTAACTTAAATGATGAAGCAAGTGATATTACAATAGTAATGAATAAACTAACTTGGGGAGCATTTAAACAAGTTCAATATGATGGAAACTATGCTATTGATCCATTTGAGGGTTGTAGAGTAGTATTCAACAATTCATTACCTGCATATGATACTGCAACTGCAGGAAAACCATATATGATTGTTGGAGATTTCAGATTAGGAGCATTAGTTAATTTACCTAATGGAGATGGAGTAGATTTAAAATTTGATGATACTACATTAATGACTGATGATATTATTAGAATTTTAGGTAGACAATACATTGGTATGGGAGCAGTATCTGATAAAGCATTTGCATTAGTAACTAAACCACAAGCATAATTAGAAAGGAGATAGACTATGCTAGAGAATATAAAAAAGATACAAGGAATTAATCATAATGATTTTGATGATATGATAAACATATGGATTAATTCCGCTAAATTAGACCTTAAAAGTATTGGCATAGTCGATACTTTAGTAGATACACCTGATGATTTAGTAACAACTGCAATAATTACTTATGTATTAAGTCAATTAGATGTAGTAAATGCAGAACTATATTCAAATTCATATGCATTACAAAAAGATGTATTAAGACATTTAACTGAATACATTGTAGAAAGTGATGAAGAATAATGGAATATAGTGAAATTATATATTTAATAAGTGAAGTTCTAGAGGAAGATGAAATAGGTAATACTATAACATCTTCTTCTACTTCTAATAAATGTTATGCAAAAAAACAAAGTGTAAGAACAAATGAGTTTTATAATGCATCAATGGTAGGACTTACTCCTAGTTGTGAATTTATAATAAAAAGACTAAATTACAATGGAGAAAGTGAATTAGAGTGGAATAATGATAGGTATGAAATTATTAGAACAATTGATCCTAAAAATAAGTTTGATATTGTTCTAGTATGTTCTAAAAAAATTGGAGTTAATTAATGGCAAATAGCTCTATATTAGATGTTAATAAGATTCTAAATGCATATGCTAAAGATATAGCAAGGGATGTTACAACTGATGCGGAAATAGTAGCAAAACAAGGTGTAACTGAACTTAAAAATACTACAGGAACTTATAAAATAAGAAGTGGTAAATATAATAGAGGTTGGAGAGTTAAAACTGATAAATTGAAAAATGGAGGAACATCCATTATATATAATGCAACTGATTATCAATTAACACATCTATTAGAACATGGACATGATATTGTTGGTAGAGATGGAACAAAAAAAGGTAGAGCAAGAGCATTTGTTCATATAAAACCTGTAGAAGAAAAATGCATTAAAGAATATGAAAGACTAATTGAAAAAGACATTGGAGGTTAATAATGAAACATAAAGATATATATGATTTATTAAAGACTTTAAATATACCTGTAGCATATGACCATTTTGATTCTAATAAGAATATAACACCACCATTTGTTGTATATAGAGAAACCGCATCTGATACATTTAAAGCAGATGGCATAACATACTATAGACCATATGAATTTGAAATAGATTTAGTTACTGAAAAAAAAGATGTTGAATTGCAAGAACAATTAGAAACATTACTCACAAACAATAAAATCCCATATGACCTAGATAATGAGATATGGGATGATGAAGAAAAAATATATCATAATTTTTTTGAAATATAAGCACAATTAAGTGCTTTTTTATTTGAAATATAATAGGAGGTAAAAATGGCATTTGGATATATATACAAAATTGTTAATCAAATAAATGGTAAAATTTATGTAGGTCAAACAATTTGTGATATTAAAAAAAGATTTAGAGAACATAAACATGCTTCTTTAAATCAAAATACATATTTATACAATGCTATGAGAAAGTATGGGGTAGAAAACTTTTCTATTATGGTTATTGATTGTGTTAACTCTTTAGATGAATTAAATGAAAAAGAAATCTATTGGATAAAAAAATTAAATTCTAAAACACCAAATGGATATAATATCCTAGATGGTGGACAAGGAGCAAAAGGATTTCATCATTCAAAAGAAACTAAAGAATTATTAAAGAAAAAAAGCACAGGAAATAAAAATGCTAAAGGAAAACATAATTTATCTATCGAAGGTAGAAAAAATATGATATTAGCACATAAAGATAAAGTAAGTAATTTTAAAAATAAAAAACATACTGAAATAGCAAAGAGTAAACTATCACAAAAACATAGTAAAAAAGTAAAATGCATAGAAACAAATATAATATATCCAAGTTCATTAATTGCTTCTAAAACATTAAATATTACCAACAAAATTGGTTGCTGCTGCAATGGTAAAAGAAAAACTTGTGGTGGTTATCATTGGAGTTGGGTATAGAAAGGAAGGAAAATAATTATGAATAAAGTAAAATTTGGATTATCAAATGTTCATATTGCTCCAATTACTTATAGTGGAAATCAAGTAACATATGGAGATATATTTACATTACCGGGGGCAGTAAATCTATCACTAGATCCTGAAGGAGAAAGTGCCGATTTCTATGCCGATAACACAAAATATTTTAGTGATTATGCTAATCAAGGTTATACAGGAACATTAGAAGTTGCATTAATTAATGATGATTTTAGAGAAAAAATATTAGGACAATTAAAAGATACAAATGGAGCATTCATTGAAAATAGTGGAGATTCATTTAAAGACTTCGCATTAGGATGTCAATTTGAAGGAGATACAAAAGGAACAAGATATTGGTTCTATCAATGTTCAGTATCTAGACCATCAGTAGCATCTCAAACAATTGAAACATCTAAAACACCTGTAACTGATACATTAAACATAACAATCAATGCAAGAATATCAGATCAAAATGTTATGGCAAAAATGGAAGAAAATGGAACAAATACAACTGCATACAATGGATTCTTTACTGAAGTATATGAGGCAACTCAATAATAATTACTACTCTTATGAGTAGTAAAAAGACTACTCTTTATGGGTAGTTTTTTTAGTATTTATAAGAAAGGAGAATATCATGGCAAGTAAGAACATTAAAGGAATTACTATAGAGATTGGTGGAGAAACAACTGAACTACAAAAGGCATTGAAAGATGTAAATAAAGTAGTCTATTCCACTAATACTGAATTAAGGCAATTAAATCAAGCATTAAAACTAGACCCAAAGAATACTGAATTGTTAGCACAAAAACAAGATGTATTAAAAAACAACATAAAAGCAACTACTGAAAGATTAGAAACATTAAAAGAAGCACAAAGACAAATGGGTAGTTATTCTAGTCTTACTGAAGAACAAAAAGAGCAATATAGAGGATTAAGTGTAGAAATTGCTAAAAGTGAAAATGCTCTAAAAGGCATGAATGAAGAACTAAAAGGCACAACAAAACTAGATTTAAGTAAGTTGGGAGAAGGACTTAAAAAAG